TTTACGCATAACCATTTCTTTCTCCTTAAATAACTAATCTCGGCGGTATAAACTTAGAACTTACAGAATCAATGTCTTCAAAGGCCGCTCTATCAAATTCTTCGTCATATACCTGTTTTAATAACTGTACCCTATCCGGCGCTCTTTTCATAGCCAAATAATAAGCAAGACCTGCTGTCATACACGGAAGGAATCTGAATACAGTCTCCATATTATTAGTGTAATCCCCAGCATCTTGCATTCTCGTCAACGCATAGTAATAAATTACATCCGTTGAATTCTCTGGCGTAGGGTATAAATAAAGTCTAGGTGTTATATGCCTTTCTAAAAAGAACTGACTTGGCTTGCTTTCAGTAGATTTATTGGGGGTATACAAAAAATCAGATCGACTGATTCTTGTTAACTGATAGTCAACGCTATCACGTTGAATAACAGCAGACGTTATATCAATAATATCCGTACCTAAATCTTGGTAATTAGTACCTTCGGTAACTGTAAAATTACTTTTGGTAATTAACCATTGGTTTAAACCACGATTTCCCCATTCCGCTATTAAAAGATTTAATGAACGACGTGCAGTCTCTAAATCGTACCCAGTACGAAGTTCAAGACCGCACCGTTCATAAGCCTCTTCAATAAGCTCGTCTACACTAAGATCAAATGAAGTTGTTCCTGATGTGGCCATATTTTAATAACCGCCATAAGTTTTAGGTTTTTTCTTACCTTTTTTAACTACACCGCCTTTCTTATAACTGTCGCTTTTGCTCCAGTCATAACCTTCTCGTATGGCGTTTCTTCTGCGTGTTAATCCAGGCATTGTTTTCTCCTAAAAATATTTAGTTACTTTTCTACGACTTTCCATAACCTTTCCACATCCCACAGCAATTTTAGCTTTCACCGGTTTCTTTGAAGAAACCTTTGCTGTTTTCTTGGTCATATCTCCTAGTTATGAGGTGCTTCGTAATATTTTAAAAACTCGGCCCAAACCGTGTATTCATTACCAGCATCTGCTGTAGAAGGTATAACTAATAGGACATCGCCAGTATAGCCAGAAGCCTCTGTGTTTATTAAACCACCTATATCACTGAAATCGAACGCATTGTCGTACGATAAAGTTAAAAAAGTAACGTCTGTCGTTGCGTCCCAATTTAGAGAAGCCGGTGCATCAGGGGCTCCGCTTACGGTGTACCAAATTTTATTTAGTGCAACGTGCGTGCATGAATTACCGTTTGTAGTCGATGTATTAAGGGCAGAAACATCAACCAATGTTGTGCTACTGCCACTTCCATCCGAGTATACAGAACAATACGTAACTAATTTCTTATCGAAGTCATATTGAATAGTTGGTCCTGTGACTGCATCAGCCATGTCTACCTCCTATTAAGCGTCAGCAAATGGTGTTACTAAAGTTCCTGATCCTAACAACTGAGCTGCAACATGATACTTAGCACTTGCTATAGCAGTTACAACAACAATACTACCTGCTAGTCCACCTTTCGTTGAACCATTTTGAGTAATAACATCGTTAGATGAACCAGAAATAAAGGTCTTACCAGCTGCACTATCATCAATACCAGTATACGCACCACCAACAAACTTATCTGTACCATCGGTTACTATATCCATATCTGTAGCAGCAGTTACTACTATAAAAGTGAATTGGGCACCTAAGTTAGCTAATTGGTTTGGATCTGTTTTATCAGAAGGCTCTGTAACTACGATACTAGGAAGTGTAAACACTCCATCTGCATCATTACATAAAAGCGGTCTACCTGCGTGCGAAGCTACTGTAATTGTAGTATTAGCAGTTAAGCTGACAACAGAGTTATAACCTGCATTGATAAACCCAGCAAGGGATCTTACTGGACCTGAAAAAGTTGATTTAGCCATTTTATTCTCCTAACTAAAACTGTTATACCATCTTGGAGTAAGTCTGCCGAGTCAGTTGATATAACAAATTATCTCGGAACGATTTGAGTATAGCAGAAAAAGTTTTAAAGGGAATAGAAATAAAGTGCCGGGTTGAGTAAGAAACCCCCGGCGGGGTTCCATAATTACGTATTAGCCTTATGCTCCAGGACTACCAAATACTGCACGGGGGTCAGACCAACCGAACGAGTATCTTTCGCGAGCTTTGTACCTAACATTACCTGTATCAAAATCAGCTTCCATCGAAGTTCTGATTGGTGAACGATCAAACATTTTGAATCCGTTCGGACAATCAGTCTTGATGAACCAAGCATCAGTATCTGTCAAATAATGATTAACAGTATAGCCTTCAGGGACCATGCCCATGTTGCGTATAGCATTAATATCATTATCAGCAGTGCTTACTCTGCCAGGTGATTCCAATATTCTATCAGCCACGAATTGTAGCTCTTTAGGGATAATTAACTTAGTCCCTTGAAGTGCTACTTTTAAACCGCGCTCATCAGTAAAGGCTGCTATATCAATTAGTGCTTGTTCCAATGAAGTTTCGCTCAGGTCAGCAGATGTTGAAAGTTCATTACGCAAGTTAGGACCGCCCACAGTTGGGTGGTCTGTTGCACAAAGTTCTTTCGTATCACCGCCAGGGTAACTTGAATTGAAAGCTCTATTTAATACAGAAGCGCCTTTAATTTGCTTGGTATTCGCCATACTTCTTGCAAGCGCTCTGGTATATCTTGCTGATAATCTATCATACAAGTTATCTTCAACCGCTTCTTCTGTAATGCTGAATGCCAGCGCAACAGTTTCATGTGTGTAACGTGACGTGAAAGCCTCTTGGGCTTGGTCAAACGCTACGCCTGCTCCTTCTGACTTAACCGGTGCGGTATCAAAGCCTGTTAACATTACTTCTTCCTCAAAAGCACGATCACTTGACTCAGTATCAAAAATTTCTTCTGATTCTTTATCATACCTATCGTACTCAAGGCCGAATAATGCGTTCAAACCTGGAAGTAATTCTTTGACTAATTGGGCTCTAGTAATTGCCATTTATATTACCTCTTATGTACCAGCGACTGCACCGCGCATGTAATGCTCATTAATTAAAACAATTAAGTTCGCATTATCTGCCGTGAGATCACCGTTTACGTCATCTTGGACCACACCCACAATTTTAAGCTGTAATGCTGCTGTAGTGTTAATGGTACTAGAGTCTAGTTCGCGAGTAGCAACACCAGTTGTTGTACTACCACCTATCCCATCAGTATCAGCATTTCTGCCTATACATGTTTGGGCCGAAGCACCGTCCGCCTGAACAACAAACAATTGGTTAGGATCGTCATAGATATAAGCTTCTATTGCTCCACTTCCAAGTGCCGTTGTGCTGGCTGGATAGTAATTCTTAAAGGTAGGAGTTCCGTCAGTAGCAACATAATAACAATGTGAAAATGCGCCAACGATGTTAGCAGAACTAGCTGCTGCCGTGTTGATGTATCCACCACTAAATATAGTTAAGTCACCTTGAAAGATGCTTGTACCATATCCTGTAGTTACAATATTATACTTGTTAACTATTTGAACGGAAGAACCGGCGCTGTTCCCCTTATAGGGGTTTAAGCCAAAGGCTTTGTCTACATTTGCCATTTCTTGTCTCTAATTTCCAAGAATTAAAATCAAGAACCCTTATTCATCTTATTCGGACGAACCTTGGGTTCCACCAATTGTTACGCGAGATTGTCTTTCAGGTCTACTGATAGACATTGAAGGGTGACTTCCATCTCTCAACATATCGTTATCGACAGCATCCATCTGATTTTGCGTTTTAGACGCAAAAAAAGCATCTCTTTCCTGTACGGTTTCGATAGGTATCCTACATAGAATCAGCCCACCAACTCCAATTACTCCTTCAAACTTACCTTCTTCCACTATTGGAGATTCAAAGTCTGGGTATTCATCTGCTCTCACAGGTTCCCAACCTTCTCTGAGCCGGGCCATGACGTTCTTACGATCGTCTTGACCTCTGATCTCTAATCTCACCCAGCGGTGAACATGTCCTTCGGGAGGTTTTGGTGCATCCAATGCGGATGGTGGGGCCCATGGTTTTCTCGCTACTTTCTTTTCGCGAGTTTGGGCTTCGCGTGGTTCACGACTTTCGTCGATTTTATTGTTTTTCGTTGTCATTGTTGCTCCACGTTATTCAACATATTTCGCGTACTCTTCTAAAGGCACACCCAATTTCTTTGCTATAGTTACCTGTGATGGTGTGAGTCTCACAGTCTTGCGCCCAGCTTTTGCACTGCGCTTTGCAGGAGCAACCGCTTGAGCGGGACGATTCGCTTGAGGTGTTTCATCAAATTTATGAGGAAACTCCACACGAATTCGTTTATTAACTTCATCATAATACTCATTACTAGTTGCGTCAAACCCTTCATTGAGTAAATCTTGATGAATTACGAAAGAAGTCATGGTCATAGCCCTATCATTTCCGAACCAAGGGTTATCGTCAGCCCAGTCTTGGGCCTTCGGATCTGGATCCGGATAGGTTCCTTGTTGGGGCTGTGGCACGGTTTCTTGCGTAAATTGTTGTGGTGCCTGTACTTGTCCTCGACGGACATTACGCTCTTGATTTAAAGCCTGTACACGTTGTGCTTCCACTGCAAGAGCAGCCAGTTTTTGTTGTGCGTTTACTTGTGCTTCGGTATCTGCTTCTTCGTTTGCTTTCTTTAATATATTCTTTGCTGCTTCAGTCTCGGCTGTGATCCTGTTGGCTTCCGAAATAATGTAATTACCATCTAAGTTTTGTTTTGCTTGTTGTAAACTTTGATTTTCAGTATATACATTCTTTGCATACTCAGTTGCCGCTTGTTCTCTTCGTTCTGCTTCTCTAAGTTTTCCGGTTAATTTGTCAATTCGTTTTTTTACGTTCTTACTATATTCTTGGTGTTCGTCAGTTTGTGCTACTTCTTCTTTTTCGGTTTCCACTTCAGGTATTGCTTCCGCACCCCCTTCGTCCCCTAATATAGGTTTGTCAGGCTGTTGCGGTTCAATAGGAAGTGAAGGTTCTTCGTCAACATCAACATCTACTTCAGGACCCGTATCATCTATAGGTACGGTTTCTTCAGCAGCGTTGAGATTTAGTTTATGCTTTGGCATGGTTCTTCTCCATGATTAAAATTGATGCAGAATTGCTTCTGGGTCTGGTACTGTAGCGATAATTTCATCATCGTTCAGTAGTTTTATTTCTCCGCCTTCTATGTGTATGCGAGAACCTGCGTATCTTCCTATTAATACCCAGTCCCCCGGTTTACACCAAGGTCCGCTAGAAAATCTTTCTCCGTCGTAGGCCTGTGGACCTACTTTTAATACATAGCCAAGAATACTTCCGACTTGTTGTCTTTCCACGGTTTCATTTGTTAAGACAATACCGCCCTCCGTTTTTCCTTGACCTCTGTAAGGTAAAATCATTATGCGCCAACCCGTTGGATCAGGTAATTTATCCAATAGTTTGGAGTCCAGTTTATCTGGATTTAATGTACCAGCGTCACCTTTCTTTTTCCCGCTATCATAAACTTTTTCTAAAGCAGATTTCTCTGTCTCCGCTTTTTTCCATTCTTCTTCCATTGCTAATAAATTTGGATTAGGCATCGGTTATCCCCTGATTTTTTAAAATTGTCCGTATTTCTTCGCGGATATAATTCAGCGCTTCGATGTGTCCAGTAAGATTACGATAATGCTCCCAATTTTTGACTTCTCCATTGGTCATCATTTCCTGAATCTGCTGTTCTTTTTTATCTATGGCGCGCGTTACAGCCGTCGCGAATTGTATTTCGTCTATGTCATTGTCCCCACGTATTTGAAGGTTGTGTTGGTGTTTGTTGTTCCATTGGTTCTAACCATGAAGCTAAAGCTTGTGCGGGTGGTGCTGGTGCTTGCCAAGGCTGTAAAGTAGGGGGTTGCCAAGCGTTGGGTACTGGAATAGTGGTTATACCACCAAAGTCTGGAACTCCGGCAGCGCCGTAAGGATCTGATTGATACTGTCCGCTCACATAAGGATTATAACCGATTGAGGGACCCGTCAATGTATATTTTCCCGTTGCCGCTGCTGTTTGAGCTTCCCATGCTTCTCGTTCTGCTTGTTGAGCCGCTTGTTGAGCTTCTTGTTGCGCTCGCAGTTCAGCAATCAATGCGTTTAATTTGTCTATTTCCGACTGTCCTGTGACTGTTGTATCACCGGTTGTTGTCGTGTCATCTACAACGGTTGTTGTGTCATCTACAACGGTTGTTGTGTCATCTACAACGGTTGTATCACCGGTTGTTGTTGTGTCATCTACAACTGTTGTTGTGTCACCGGTAGTAGTTGTTGTGTCCCCGATCACTGGTGTATCCCCAGTAGGCCCTACTTCCCTCCATTCCCCTTGAACAAAGGTCCAAGTCACGTTATTTGCATCCATATGCACCATACCTTCAAAAGGACTATCAGGGAATCCTCCTGTTGTTGTGGTTACATCACCAGCGACATTTGTGGTGGGCATATCGCTCACACCAGTTGTTTCAGTCATATCATCAACGGCACTTGTGGTATCCGTATAGGTTCCTGTATCTTCGTCATAATAAACTGGATCGGGTCCAGGGGCGTTAGTATCTACTCCTGTTACTGGGTCAGTGGCATTGGGGTCAATAACACCAACGGAGTAAGGATCTCCTGTGGTGGGTTCAGTTGGATCATTTACAACTGCAAAATCTGTTGTTGGATCCCCGCCTGCGCCTGCACCCGCCGTTTCTAAAACATCGACTACAGGGGCTGTCCAAGTATCAGTAGATGGATCTTCGTCCATAAAAGGAGAAACGGTATCTTCCACAAAAGATTCTACGGGATCGATAAGTTGATCGGCTGGATCATAGACTGTGCCTCCAGGCTCACCCCAATTATCCACCGGACCATAACTAGATGGCGACGGTTTAGTTCCTGTACCGGGAAAAAATCCCGCTTGGTATTCCGGATCATAAAAATCCAACCAACCACCAGTTCCATAAGGATCCTCTTCTGAAAACGGCAACGGTTTAGTTCCACCACCAACTGCTGTGTCCACGGCATCTTGAACTGGATCGGGTGTCGCCGGAAGAGTAGGTGGGTTTGTAGCCCAGTCTGGATAATCAGCCAAAAATTGATCTTGCGGAGAAACATATTCATTAACTGCTGGTCCTACCGTATCCGTTCCGGGTTCAGTATCTGTGGGGAATACCGGTGCAGTGGTGGCTACATCTCCGTTACCGGCAATTGCTGCGTTCACTGCAGCTTGTACTGGATCGATTTGCGGAATGCCTCCTAACTGAGGTTCACCTCTGCCACCAGGAGCATAATCTATGTAATCTACCCCTCCCTGATACCCTTGTCCTGGTGTAGACGGTCGTTGCGTCTTATATTCATTCGGTATGAACAACTCACCATGCATTCCTCTGCTCCAACTAGAAGTTATGTTCTGTGGGAGAGCGTTGCCAGAAGCATCAACATACCTAGAAGTACCACTTATACCCGAGGGAATACTAAAAACTTCACCAAAGCCTGGAATGTTTGCAACTGGACCCCTCTCAATCGAGTTTTTCAGTTGTTCCCGTCTCCTAATCTCCCGTTGAGCCTGATAGTAAGGAGCGTTTGAAGCAGCAATCTCTGCCTGAGTTCTCGATTGCCAATTTGGGGGTAGTGGGGGTGGCTTAACACCCTCCAATTCCTCAAGACTCCAATCTGAATATCCTTCATTAACAGGTGGGGGTGTTGTTCCACCACCAACTGCTGCGTCCACGGCAGTTTGTACTGGATCGGGTTGTGCTACTGGAGTACCGTCTGGATTTCTTAAACCCTCTTGTATCTGTAGTTGCCAAACAGAATCTAATTGGTCTACTGTACCATCTTTGTTAACATCCATCCCTTCCATGAAGGGGCCTGTTTCTCCCAAATACGCCATTATATCTTGAGCGGTAACTCCTCCTGTGGCTTGGTCCACTGCGTCTTGGACTGGATCGGCTCCTAGGCCTGTGCTTTCCTGCGCTGATGCCGTAATGTCTAACATATCAACAACACCATCTTTATTAAAATCGTATTGTTCATTATAAACACCCGCATCTCCGGCATCCGTTCCCAAATACGCCATTATTTCTTGGGCTAAGTTCCCTCCCGTGGCTTGATCCACTGCGTCTTGGACTGGATCGGGTTGTGTTTTAGATGGTACGGGCCTATTTTCCCACCAATTTGGGGCTATCCAATAAGGAGTCGCTATAAAGCGCTTTGGATCTGTTTTCCATGCCTCTTTGTCTATTTCTAGTTGTGCTTGTTGTGCTGGAGTGGGTCCTTTTCCACCAACTGCTGTGTCCACTGCGGTTTGGACTGGGTCGGTTTGAGTGACCACGGGCTCCATATCAGCGATAACACTTTGAGAAGGTCCTCCACCAATTGCTGCGTCTACTGCGTCTTGTATTGGATCCCTACTTTTAACCATGGGAGGTGCAGATACGAAACCTCTTCTAGGCCTATTCATATTTTGTAACCACGTTGGCATTGAAGCAAAGCGCTTTTTTGCGTCTGCTTCAAAGGCTTTTGAAAATCGTCTGGGCATCAGTCCTTACTCCCTGATTTCTTTTCTTGTCTAATGCGTTCTCTTTCCACGTTGGCCTTCAATGCTGCTATATCTTCCTGTGCTTTTATACTTTCCTCTTCGGATTGATCCTTTTGTTTTAACTTAGCTTTATCTAAAGAAATCTTCTTCGTATCCGTTTTATCCTTTTGTTTCAGCTTGGCTTTATCCAATTGGATCTTCTTCTCAGCAATTACGTTATCGTCTTCATTTTCCCTTGCACGAATTTCTAATTCCTGTTGCTTCAATGCTACCACACCGTCATCAGGAGGTGTTATAACTTCTTCCAATCTAGGCATAATAGGTTCAAGGAGCTTGGCTTCTATTTGTGCCTTTAGTATCTCTTTTTGAGGATTAGGTGGAGGGGGTTGCATCATACCTCCTTCTTGCATTTGCGGTATTTGTTGTGGCATTTGCTGTTGTTCCGGCATTTGCTGATCGGCTAAGTTCTGTGCTTCCAATGACACGTGCTGAAAAATATGCGATACCAATGATGACATCGCCATTGGATTAGCCATGGGAATTCCAGTTTCCAAGAAAGACAGATGCACCTCAATGTGTATCATGTGTGGTTGTTCGGGAAAAGCGGTTAGAGGCGCACCCATCAAAGCCGCCCCATTCTCTTGGGCGGGATCCACAGGAGCGGGTGGTGGTGGATCCCCCTCTTTTC